GCCTTTGCTCTTCTAAAGATCTCAGCATTTTCTTTCTTGTCTTCTTCATGCCATTCAGATGTGCCAAAGAAGAAGCCATCAGTATGTGGTAGTCTATCCAACTCAATAGCACATGCAATATCTTCCAAAGCATCTGCATTGAGATGGATTTCTTGACATTCGTCTACACCATCTGCGTATGTATTAACGATATAGCCATGTAGATTTGGGTGCTTCCTCCAATATCCCAAATCTAGTTGAACAGACTTTTGGGGAATGCCATCTGTTGTTGGTCTTTCTAATTCTTCCCCTTTATTATATTGTCTGTGGTATTTTTCCCCACATAAATACATGTCTAAACCCATGTTGATTCTCCTTGTTATAATTAAAATTAATATCTTATTGTTTCAAATTTATTGTACCTTGTCAACAATTAATTTGTTGTCAGTTGCAGCAGCAGCGGCAAGACCAGGAGTAACACCAGCACCGGCTCCATCATTGCGGCCCGGCTGCCTGGTTGCGACCTTGCAGCTTCATTGCGACCTTACCAAATTTTTTGGAACAACTACTGGTGGCAGATTGAGATGTTCAATAACTATCAGCCACCAGCAGCGACAAGGATGGAGGGACAGGCTCCCCCCAAGCCAACTCTTATACAGATATAACCATCTCATCTGTTTCTTGATCCAATCCAATAGTTATTTTTGGGATGTGCATACTCTTTAAGTTAGAGAGTTGTTGTGGTGTCAGAGGAATAAATTCAGCAAAGTCATCTCTACTAAACTCATAAGTCTTATCCCATAGAGTATCCTTGTTTGATTCTGTGGGTTTATATCCTCTACCATACACTACTAGGTTGGGTGTTATGGTTTCTGTTTTCTCTTTCTTAGGATCTAAAAGAGTTTTCTTTGCAGATGACATGAGATAAACACCTTCGTCCTTTACTAAGGTCAGACCAATCTCATGTGCAATCTTATTTGTATATGGATAGTGTCTTACATTCTCTTTGGAATGCTTGATAAGTTTGCGTAAATCTCTGTGTTGAAAAGTTACATATTTCATTTGATTCTCCTTGTAATAGTTAATAAGGAGATTGTAGCATAGCCACAATCTCCTTGCAAGTGATTAGTGAGAGTAAGCATCTCTCCATTCTGGAGTCGCATCTATTAGTTTACCTCTCCCATTGATAAGTATGTCATGGATATATGTATCTCCCATTTCATACTCACCTTCTGGCATGTGATAGCTAGTAGCAGACACAAACCATCTAGCATACTTGTCTTTCTTTTCGTTCTGAGCAGAACGATAAGTCTTTAATATTCTCCACTCGAAACCACCATCACCTTGGTAGATTGCATAAGGTGAGTCATGTGGTCTAGTCTTTCCAAATTGATTCTTCATAATAACCTCCTTGTCTAGTTGTCTTTGTTCATAATGAAGATTCCTTTTACAAGTGCCACTATTCCAACACTTGCGATTATGATACTCACATGATAGTCAAAGTCTGTTTCCATGTAAGTAAGCATTCCAATAAAGAATAGCATTAAGCCACTCAATGAATATAATAGTCCTAATATTCCAATCATTTTTTCACCCATATTTCTGGTTTGTATTTATTTGATTTTGGTACAACCTCTTCGCCAACAAAAGCAGTTTCATATACAATCAAGTCTTTCTTTCTTTGAAATAACTCTTCTTTAAATCTAGCAATTTCTTGTTCAATTTGTTTATCAGTTAGTTGTCCAAGTAATTTATTTGATATCATTTTCTTGTAGTGATCTATCATTTGATTCTCCAATAAATTAGGCCACCCATTTCTGGGTGGCCTTGGGTGGTTACCTCTTCAATAACCTTTCTGTTGGGTTTATTAAGATGCCAACCTTTTTGTGTGATATGATAATATTATCATGGTCAAGGTTGATACGTCTAATACCATGCTTTCTATAGTCATTGTATAAGATGTATGTTTCATCTTTGTTATCAGTTCTTAGTTGACCCCAAAACTTTCTGAGTGATCCATCTTTTTTAGTGTAGCAACCTCTAACAAAGAGGTTGCCAAACTTAGCTTTTATATCTGATGCTTTCATTATGACCACACCAATTCTTTATATTCTGCTTGATGTTCTTCTACAAGAAATTCTACTCTTTCTCTGTACCAATCTTCACCAAACTGATCTGAAGATATATCAAAAGTTTTGATACGATCTTCTGGACATGGGTATCTCATATCAAGTGTTGGGACAGTTCCATCTTTTAGGAATTGGTCAACTAACTTTTCAAATTCTTCATAAGCTATTTCATGTGCATAAAAACTTACACATTCGTAAAGAAGATCAACCATGACCTCTTCTACTCTTTCTTCTTCTTTGATCCATAATTCTTTTCCACCCATTATGTATCCTTTCTTTGTTATGTTTGTAATAGTAATAAGTTTAATATAATCATCTATTATGATTCGTCAACCACCAGACAACAATTAATTTATATTTTTACAACAATTAACTGTCAGTTATTTGACACTTGGCATGTTGAATGTTCATGGTTTGTTCCATGTTCCCATTTCATGGGAACATGGGTTGGGGGTTACTGTAGGATCTTGCGTTCACCAGAACGCAACATCAAAAGGGGATCCCCCCTATATGTTGGGGGGATGCAACACCTACGCACATATAATATCAGTTTTGTAAATTCATTCGCCAATAATTTCATTAGTAGGTTCCCTAACCCTCAAAAAAAATCATGGGTGTATTTTCATTTGGAAATGGTGTAAGGTAAATTAACAAGGAGTAAAAATGGCATTCCAAACACAAGAGAGTTTATTACGTGGTGCTGCCAAAAGGATTGCAAAGAAGTATGGAGTAGATCCAGAACTGTTTGTAAGATTGGTTCAGAAAGAAAGTAATTTTGATCCTAAAGCCAAAGGTGCAGCTGGCGAGATTGGACTTACACAAATCATGTATAAGACGGGTCTTCAGCCTGGTTTAGGTGTTAAGCCTATTGAGGATAGAGGTGATGCCCTAGATAACTTACGTTTTGGAGCCGAGTACCTTGCAGCATTATTAGAGTATTATCAAGGTGACTATCGTAAAGCGCTGATGGCATATAATGGTGGTATGGGTAACGTGGACAAAGGAACAGTATCCAATGCTGCACAGAATTATGCTAATGATTTGCTTTCTAATCAATCTGGCAGACCGGGTTTTGATCCGGGAACCTCGGTCCCTAATGACCAAATGCCTGTTACTCCAAAGATGAATACTGGTTCGCCTGCTACTACTATGTCTGGTAGTATAGGTAACATGCAAAAAACGATTGCAGATTTGTTTAATCGCATGACACCACAAATGCAAAGACCACCTACTATTCAAAACAGAAAAGGTTTTGGTCAAATGAGTGGTATGTCACCATTAAGTTCGTTGAAGAATTTACCTATGCTTAATCCGGCGAAGATGTCTGGTCTTCCTTTATCGGGTATAGCAAGTTTAAGAAAAGGAAAAAAATAATGGGCCCTATGTATCTAAACCCCGACAGAATCGACTACGTTGTGGAACTTATGAATAAATATGCTGTGAATGGGGTGGTTGATGGTAGCAACCCTGAGTATAAAGCGGAAATGGCAAAAGTTGAGGAGCTATTTCCAACTCCAGAAATAACGTATGTTCAAGGTCCAAAAACTGATACTAATATTACTGGTATGGTGATACAATACAACTTTACTCAAGATCAACTTGATACGTATGAAAAGAATACTGGTGGCCCTCCAAAAGTAACTAATTTTGACAAGTTTATAAATGAGGAAACAAGGAATGATGATTCAGTACCAGATTACATACCTATAGCTAACTTACCAAATTCTGTAGTTAATGTTATACCTTCTACTTCTACTCCATCAACACCTCTCCCAGCAACACCTACCCCAGCTACGCCTACCCCGTCAACACCTACCCCTGCAGCTGTTACTACACCACAACCTTTCAATGATCCCGGACCAGGGGTTATAGGTAATGGCTCACTAACAGACGCACAAATTAATAGTTTAACTCCAGAACAAGCTGCAGCACGAATACCATTAGGTGGTGCTATAAAAGGTAGTGGAGGTGATTATTCTGAGTTAGATACATTTAAAAGTTATTCAGGATGGCAGAATGTTGGGGGTGGATTTGAACAATGGAAAAAAATAGCAGAAAAAGCAGGGTACGGAAAGAAAGATAAAATATCTTCTGATATGAATATTAAATCTGGTGCAGACGCTGGTACCTATAGGTATGTTGATCCAAATGCTCCAGTACCAGAAATAGCAGATCCAACTAAGCCTTTTTACCTCACTTCTCAACATGGAAATAGTCTTGCTAATGTAGGTATTGATGGAGTTTCGGGTAATATTTTTACAAATAAAAGTAGTTTTGTCTATATGGTAGATAGAAATACGGGTCAAGGTTACACGTATGATGCGAATGAAGGTAAGTCTGAGGAGATGGGGTGGCAAGGATCCGCACCCGGTCCAGACGCAGATCTTATGATTACTTCAATTAATCGTAAAGTTGGTGACGATTGGAAGAATACAGGCGATATATCTGCATATAATCTTACGTTTGGTGGTACGGTTGATCCTGAAACTAGTGCTTCTTGGGCGGCTCAAGCTGCCCATGAACCAGGGTACGAGAAGAAAGAAAATCAGCAAAAGTTTCAAGAAACTCTAGCTCAGATGGAAGCAGCATCTGGACAGTATCAAAATAATATAGAAAGTGTAAACGCTACAACTCCAGAAAAAAGTTTTGATGATATGAGTTTTAGTGAGGCATTTGCTGCCGCTAGAGATACTTTAGGTGCTGGTCAAACGTTTAATTGGAAGGGTGGTTCATATACCACGAACCTCGCACCTGATCCTTCAACGGACACAACAACAACATATAATGCGTTTGGCGATGTAGTTACTGAAGGTGTAAATGATGACAATACTTTGCAGCAACAATCAACAACTGCACAAAACATCATAGCTGCACAAGATGATGAAACATTTGATGCAATGGGTGAAACACCTATAATTGATGATGTTACTATAACTCAAACAACTCTTCCCCCTCAAAGTGCAGATACTGTATACGAAACTGATCCATTTACGGGTGGTGTTAGTACTATACCAATAGGTCCAGAAAGTTTTGTAGATGATGTGGGTTTGGCAACTATTGTGCCAGAAGATACTGTGTTAGCTACTGACACTACACCAGTTACAAATCTTTCTGGAAGTAGCACTACTTATCAAAGTACAGCTCCCATGCTTTTCAATTCTAATATTTGGAACCCTTTAGTAGATGGAGCCGATTATAGTAAGTTAAAAAACTATGCTACATTTGAAACAAATGAAAACGATCCTTTTACTCCACTTGTATATAATAGTGATGGTAGTCGTAATTCTGATGTTGTTGCACAAGGTTTACAACACTATGCGGATCTTGCTCGTGCTTTGAGATACAATGATATTCCTGCAGGATTAGAGGATTTAACACAAGCTGAAATTAATGGTATTAAAAATAACATACAAAGTAAACTTGAGTTCTTTAATGGTGCAGCAAAAAGTTTAGGAATTGCAAATGCACCCAATATTGATACTCAGCCAGGTAATGCAAATCTTGTTGATTATGGTCAAACAGGTATTGTTGAACAACTGTACGATCAAGGTTTTCAAGAAAAGCAAGATCAAGTAAGTGCTGCTGATCTTATTGAATATAATATGTTTGGTGATCCTCTTGGTGTAACAGATTCTGGGGATATAACACCTACAGATCAAATGTTAGCTGGTCTATCAACGGGGGATCTTCAACCACCAAATGTTACTCAAGCAGGTTTCTTTGATTTTCTTGGTCCAAATATGGCTGACGCTGCAACTCTTCCGGGGGAAGAAATACTTAAAGAAAAATCTCCCGGTGAGATTATGGTTGAAAATCTTTTGAATAAATTTAAAGGTGCAACTAATCCCGGAGATAAATATACTTTTGGAGAAGCTATCTTTCAGAACCTTTTTGGTGACGATGATCCAGATACGATAGGCGAGAAGATAGGTCTTTTGATTAATGATATGGGAGCCGCAGCTGCAGGTGGTTTTTTAAGTGATACCATTGCTGGTGGAACAGAAGGTACTGCGAAGTACCTAGATCAATTCTTAAATTACCTTAGAGGTGGAGAAGGTATTCAAGCTGAAGGTGTTTCTTCAGAACTAGGAGATCAAACAACTACGTTCCAAGATTTCGTAAAACCTTTTACTCAGTACATAGATAGCGTTGGTGCAGATATGTACAACCAGATGAGTGAGGACATGCAGCAACGTGTATCTGAAAACGCAAGTTTGGCGGAAGGAACTACATGGGGAGAAGTATTTACTGGTACTGCAAAAACTAAATCTGGTGCTAATATGTTTGATGATCCTGCTGCGTTGTTAGTAAAAGGATCAGAGGATTTATATGATGTTCTTGCTGATGTAGTTACGGGTCTAGGTCTAGGTAAAAAAGGTATAGCACTCGTGATGGGTATGTCTGCTGGTGAAGGTTTTAATAGTGCAGACCAGGAGGCACAAGCAAGAATAACAGAGTATATTGCTAACAATCCAGATGAATTTGCTAAAATTGTAGATCAACAATTCAATGGTGATAAGCAAAAAGCAGAGAACGAAATGAGAAATGGTGCTTCGTTTATTGCTAGTATTACTGCTGGACCTGCAGAAGGTATTGGAGATGCCTTGATGGTGGGTGCGATTAAAAAGGTTAATCCATTTGCATCAACTTCTCTTGCTGCAAATCCATTGGTTAACATACCCGCTAAAGGCATAGTCGCTGTTGGTACTGGTGGCGCTACAGAAGCTATAGCAGAAGGAGGAAAGAATGTAGCCTTGGATGTAGGTGCAGGTATAGATACTCCTTTGATGGAAGGTACTGCAAAAGCATTCTTTGAGGGAACAATAGGTTCTGCACCGGGTTCTACTGTAGGTGCTGCTAGTGAAGCTATAGATCAAGCGGGTACTGATACTGGTCCACTTGGTCCAGAGGATTTTGCTCCTAAACCAGATCCAACAACTGGATTACCTACTCTTATTACTACTGTACCAGAAGGTGGACCTGGAACTTTTGATGTTGCAGAAAGTACAATAACGGGTGACGTAATAGATCCAACTATACAAACTGGAATTAGCACACTTGTTCAACCTGTACCAGAAGGGGATACTTTAGAAGGTCAGTTTGATGATCTTACAGATCAACAAACAATATCTAATTTTGTTCCACCAAACGTAGGAGGAACTGCAACTGGTCCAGAAACTCTTACTACAGAATATGAGAAAGCTGCAGGATTAATTGAAGATAAATCTGCATTAAGTTCACCAGAGGTTCTTGCTGCAACTGATATTATAAAAGATGAGATTGCAAATACTGGTGCATTATCAAGCACTACTGCTATTAACATTTCTAATACAACTGGTATGTCGTTACAAGACGTAGCAAATATAGCGGAAGCAGAAATGGGATTACCTGCATCTTTAGCTACAGGTCAAGGTGAAACAATAACTGGAGTTACACCAGTAAAACCAGATGTTATTTTAGACCCTGGTTCTTTAAACCCACCACAAGGATTAGAGCAAGATGATAGCCCACTTGGTGGTGGAACAGCTACAGTAGATACAGTAGATCCACTTTTAACACCAGACATGAGTACAGCAGTATTAAATCAAGACCAACAACCACTTAACGTAAATGTTATTTCTGAAGAAGACTTTAAGAAACTTCAAGATGAGGCAACAACATCAACGCTTGATGACAGTATTAATCAAGCCATAAAACAACAAGAACAACTTGTATCTGATCTAGGGGTAGATACAGTAGATCCACTTCTAACACCAGATATGGAGAAAGCTGTATTTGAAGGTACAGATGAAGGGGTGGAACAACAAGTTAATATGTTTGGTGACATCGTAGATGATTTCCAAGGTGTAGATGATAATGTGTTAGCACAACAAGAACAACTTGCACAAACAAATATTGTACCTACACAAACAGTAACTCAAGCTCTAACAGGTATTGGAACTGAAGGAACAACAGGTATTGGTTCTACCGCTGATGTTAAAACTGCTGTAGCAAATACTGTACAAACTGAAGATGCAAAAGAAATAATAGAAGAAACACCTGCTAGTGGTGTAACTACAGATCTTCTTGATGCTGTTGTTCAAGAGGATCAACCACTTGTAGAAGAAAAAGAAACTTCAAATATTGAAGAGGTAACAAAAACAAACGTACCAACTCCAGAAACACAAAAAGTAGATGTAGAAGAAAAAGTATCTGAAGGAGAAACTTTAGCAGCTGAACCAACCACAGAAGTAAAAGATACAACTACAACTGATGTGTTTGATAATGTTGTGGATGTTGAGTTCGAGGATATTACAGATCAACAAGCTATTGATGTGGACACAGATACAGAAGCAGATACGGTTGTTACTACAGATCAAATTACAGACGAAACTGTAACGCCTGAACTGATAACAACTGATGTTTCACCAGACGCATTAACAACTACAGATACGGTTGTTACAACTGATGTGGCTCCAGATCCAGATGTTACTACAGAACAACAAACTGTAATCACTACAGATCTTCCAGCAGACGATGAAGTAGATATCAGTACAATAGGTGATCCAGAAGAAGAAGTTGAGGTGGAAGTAGCAGATTCTGATTCAGATGTGGTTAATCCTGTTGATGCACCTTTCGAGTGTCCAGATGGGTATGATACTGTAAGACAAGCAGATGGAACTTATATCTGTGTTAAGAAAGGTACAAAGATGGTAGGTAGAAGAAGAATAGCTACAAACCCATATTTATCCAAAAGAGGTTTTGCAGGTCCATCTCCTTACGGCCCAAGCATAAAAACTGTAGGAACAACTGTAGATACAGTACCAGCAACTAAGAAAGCATCTTAATGAACTTACAAACGTTACCAGAAGAAGCGCTAAGAGAGATCTTAGCACTAACTCAAGCTAAAAAACGTTTAGATATAAGAGAAGAAGCTCAAGAAAAGTTTATGCCTTTTGCACATCATGTGTATGAAAACTTTATTGAAGGCGCACATCATAGGGTAATTGCTGATAAACTAGAAAAAGTAGCAAGGGGTGAGCTAAAAAGATTGATAATTAACATGCCACCTCGACATTCTAAGTCAGAGTTTGCAAGTTATTTGATGCCTGCTTGGTTTCTAGGTAGAAACCCAAAGCTAAAAATTATTCAAGCTACTCACAATACAGAACTAGCAGTACGATTTGGTAGAAAAGTTAGAGATCTAATTGCTGATCCACAATATAAAGACATTTTTCCTGCAACTAATTTGAAAGAAGACAACAAAAGTGCAGGTAAATGGCAAACAGACAAGGGTGGTGAATACTTTGCAGCGGGTGTAGGTGCTGCTGTTACTGGTCGTGGTGCTGATTTGTTCGTAATTGATGACCCACATAGTGAACAAGACGCTATGAGTGAGGGTGCATTTGACCAGGCATACGAATGGTACACCTCTGGTCCTCGTCAACGTCTACAACCGGGTGGTTCAATCATCATTGTTATGACTAGATGGGGTAAAAAAGACCTAACGGGTAGATTAATTGCTGCACAAGGTGGGGATATCATGGCTGACAAGTGGGAAATCGTGGAATTTCCTGCAATTTTACCCTCAGATAAACCTTTATGGCCTGAGTTTTGGAATAAAGACGCATTATTGTCCATAAAAGGTTCTCTTCCTGTAGCAAAATGGAATGCACAATGGCAACAAACCCCAACAACTTCCGAATCAGCGATTGTAAAGCGAGAATGGTGGCAAATGTGGGAGAAAGAAGACATTCCCCCCTGCAAATACATACTTCAAGCGTATGATACTGCGTTCTCCAAGAAAGAATCAGCAGATTACTCTGCAATTACTACATGGGGAGTGTTTCAACCAGAAGAAGGTGGACCAGATCACATTATTTTGCTAGATGCACAGCGTGATAGGTGGAATTTTCCAGAACTAAAGAACAAAGCCTACGAAGAATACGAGTATTGGGAGCCAGATATGGTAATAATTGAAGCAAAAGCTACTGGAACCCCTTTAATAGATGAACTTAGACTACGTGGAATACCTGCTTTGGGGTTCTCTCCGGGTAAAGGAAAGGATAAAATAACACGTATGCACATGGTAGCACCACTCTTTGAAGCTGGTGTGGTATGGGCGCCAGAAGACAAGAAGTTTGCTGATGAAGTAATAGAAGAGGTTGTGTCATTTCCAAATGGCGATTATGATGACTTCTGTGATAGTATGACATTAGCGTTAATGAGATTTCGTCAAGGGGGATTTGTTTCTCTTGATGGAGAAGATGATGAAGAGGACACTTATCGTCCTAAACGGGAGTATTACTGATGGCTATAGAACCTACAATCAACCCTGCTCCAGAGGATATAGGAACTGGAACTGGTGGGGGTGCAGATATAGAAACCCCCCAAACTCCAGACTTTACTGGTGGTGCAGAGGTGTTACAAGATGGTCAAGGTGGAGCAATCGTACAAGCTCTACAACAAGCAATGGCACAACAAGGTGGAGAACCACCTGTTAGTCATACCGCGAACTTAGCTGAGCTATTAGACGAAGGTACTTTAGGAGAACTTTCTTCAGATCTTCGAGCAGCTTACGAAGAAGATTTAGAATCTCGTGCAGAATGGGAGGAAACATATACAAAAGGCCTCGATCAGTTAGGTGTTAAAACAGAAGAACGCACTCAACCATTTGAAGGAGCATCTGGCGTTACGCATCCTTTAATAGCAGAGAGTGTAACACAATTCCAAGCACAAGCCTACAAAGAACTTTTACCTGCTCAAGGTCCCGTAAAAACACAAGTGATAGGGTTACAAGATGCTGCGAGAGAGGATCAAGCTGCACGTGTAAAGGAGTTTATGAACTATCAGATACTAGAAGTTATGGAAGAATTTGATCCAGACATGGATCAATTATTGTTCTATTTACCTTTATCTGGATCTACATTTAAGAAAGTATACTATGATGAAACTAAACAAAGGGCAGTTGCACAGTTTGTTCCTGCTCAAGATTTAGTTGTTCCATACGCTGCATCTGACCTACAAACTGCATCAAGAGTTACACATGTTCTACGATTAGATGAGAATGATATGCGTAAGCTAATGGCAGCGGGGGTATATAGAGATGTAGATTTACAACCACATGACGAGACAGCTGAAAACGAAGTTCGTCAAAAAGTAGATGAGTTACAAGGAACACAGAAAACATACACAGATGATATTTATACGGTGTTAGAAATGCACGTTAACTTGGATCTTGAAGGGTTTGAAGACATGACCCCGGAAGGAGAACCAAGTAAAATAGCTTTACCTTATATCGTGAATATAGATGAAGGATCTGGAGAAATCTTATCAATACGTAAAAACTTTAAAGAGGGTGAAGAGATTGCAAAAAAGATACAATACTTTGTCCATTATAAGTTTATGCCTGGTTTAGGTTTCTATGGTTTTGGTCTTATTCATATGATTGGTGGTCTTGGACGAGCAGCTACAAGTATACTGCGTCAGTTGATTGATGCAGGTACTTTGGCAAACCTCCCTGCTGGATTCAAGGCTAGAGGTGTAAGGGTGCGAAATGATGATGAGCCTTTGCAACCGGGTGAGTGGCGGGACATAGATGCACCGGGTGGAGATATAAAAAGTTCTATTATACCTCTTCCATACAAAGAACCATCTGGAACATTAGCACAATTACTAGCTGCTCTTGTTGAAGGTGGCAGAAGGTTTATATCTTTAGCAGATCAAACTGTGGGAGATGGCAATGCTCAAGCTCCAGTAGGTACTACAGTTGCTTTACTAGAACGTGGTACAAAAGTAATGTCAGCTATTCACAAAAGATTGCATTACTCACAGAAGAATGAGTTCAGAATACTAGCTAGGATTTTTGCTGATAACTTACCCCCTCAATATCCTTATGACGTTAGAGGTGGGGATAAAATGATAAAGGCTGCGGATTTTGATAGCAAGGTAGATATAGTTCCAGTAAGTGATCCAAACATATTCTCTATGACACAGAGAGTAACTCTGGCACAAACTCAACTTACATTAGCACAATCTAATCCACAAATGCACAATTTACATGCTGCATATCGTAGAATGTATCAAGCCTTAGAGGTTCAAAACATAGATGAGATACTACCACCCCCTCCACAACCAGAGCCTATGGATCCTGCTATTGAGAATGCACGTGGTTTGATGGGTGAGAACTTAACTACTTTCCCAGATCAAGACCATAATCTACATATAAAGATACACATAGGGTTTATGAAAACTCCATTGGTGGCTACTACACCTCAAGTAATGGGTATATTCTATGCACATATTATGGAACATATATCACAGTTGGCACGTAAGCAGGTTAGAAAAGAGATACAAGAAGTAGTGCAACAAGCACAACTAGCAGCAAATAAATCCTCTCCAGAGAACCAAATGGCTGCTCAAAGACAAATACAAGAAGTGCAACAAAATATGCAAGATCCAGCACAAATGGAAAAATTAATATCTATGCAGATGGAAAAAATTATGGCAGAGGTTCTGCCATTGTTAGCTCCACCAGGTAATGACCCAATGTCTGATCCTTTAGTTCAAATTCGTATGAAAGAACTTAGTGTAAAGGAACAAGACTTGCAGAGAAAACGAGAGGACGATCAATCTGATGTGATGTTAGATCTACAGAAGATGCAACAAAAAGCTGCTACAGATGCAGCCAAGATTGAAAGTCAAGAAGAAATCGCAGACAATAGAAACAAAGTTAATCGAGAACGAATTGATGTTCAACGTCAAGCAAGTAGACGGAGATAAAAATGAAATACATTAAAGACATAACAATAGGTATCATGGGGGTTTCCTTAATGGCAATCCTTGGATTAATTATCTATGATGAATTTGCTATGGCAAATGCTCATGGTGGAAAGCTAGATGATTCAATAATTGAGTTATTACAGATGAGTATTACTGGTGTAGTAGGCATTGTAGCGGGATGGGCAAGTGCTAGGAAAGACTAATGTTCGATCCGGTTACAGTAACTGCGGTTTTAACCACCGCAACGTCGGCTTTTAACAATCTAAAGAAAGCATTTGCGGTTGGTCGTGATATAGAAACTATGACATCAGATCTTTCTAGGTGGATGCAAGCTAGTTCTGACATAGACCAAGGTATAAAAAACTCTAAACATCCGCCCTTTTACAAGAAGTTCTTGAGTGGAGATAGTGTTGAGCAAGCTGCAGTACAATGTTTTACAGCTAAAAAACAACTGGAACAACAGCGATATGACCTTCAACAATTTATAAAATTCAAGTATGGGTCTAAAGCCTGGGATGATTTATTGCGGATGGAGGGGAATATCCGTAAGGAGCGCTCAGAAAAATTGTATGCAAGACAAAAATTTAAACAACAATGTATTGAAGGATTTTTTATTTTTGTGTTACTTTGTACTATTGTAGGATTTATTGCTTTTGTTATTTGGTTAAAAAGGCAAGCTGATAATGTATGAAATAAAAGATCTTATACTTATAAGTATCGTGTTAGCTGCTTATTATTTCCATACGTTATATCCTCATCCTACAAAATGGTGGATAATGTTGAAGTAGACAATAATAATTAATTTAGGTATACTACGAAAATTATGATGTATAACCCTGACTTATTTGATGAAGGACCAATAGACCCAAAATCAGGGTTTCCTTCAATCACTCCAAAACCACTTGGTTCTTTAGGAATTGGAGGGTTTAGGCAACAACCATTACAACCAATGATGCAATTAACAATGGCTTTGCATAAATTGGCTAATAAAGATAATGCAATGGCTAATATGCAAAGGGTAAATAATACCATATCAGGGGTTAGATCTTTAGTTAATGAAAACTTTCCTAGCTTTGGACAAGCATATCCCCCACCTTTAAACGAATTTCAAGGTCCTATGCAGCAACCCGGTCCATATCAACCTTATGGGGGTCGTGGTGGTATTCTAAGTTTTGGAGTTCCAGATCCAGTAAACGATCCAATTAATTATCCAGATAATCCACTTAATGCTGGAACATTCGATCAATCAAAATTTTTAGAAGCACTTGGTTCACTAACAGGAAGCACTACTCAACAACCTATACAATCTACAAAAGTTTCTTCAATGCCATCTGGTATGCTTGGTGGTGGCATAGGTGGTATGCTTGGTTCGTTGATGTAGTGGGTAAGAGATCTGACTTTCCCAGAAAGCCAAGAGATTTTTACCCTACCCCTTTTAATGCAGTAGAACCTTTAATACCTCACCTACACAGATTATCTACGTTTGCAGAGCCAATGGCAGGGAATGGAGCATTGATAGATGCTATAGAAAACTTAACTGGTATGAAGTGTTTATGGAAGTCTGACATAGAACCACAACGTGACGACATACTAAAAAGAGATGTTTTTGATTTAACCTTATCAGAATACACTATGGCATGTGACGTAATTATCACAAATCCTCCTTGGTCTAGGGATTTTTTACATCAAAGTATAACATGGCTTTGTATGGTCAGACCCACGTGGTTATTGTTAGATTCTGATTGGATGCACACAAAACAAAGCGTTCCGTACATACAATATCTACATAAGGTTCAACCAGTAGGTAGAGTAAAATGGATTGCTAATAGTAGACATACAGGTAAAGATAATGTAGCATGGCATCTATTTAGTGGACAACCTAAACAGGATCCAGATAAATTTAAATTTTATTCGAGAGGGTATCATGCCAGCGACAATAATAGATGACTATAAAATTTTTCCTAGAATTATGATGGCTGCAGTAACAGTATTGACATATCAAAGTGTCCATTGGTTTATGCAGATTGAAGCACCAACTTTAGAACAAGCCGGACTAGTTTCGGTGTCATTTGGCGCCCTCACGGGTTGTTTTGGTATTTGGTGTAGTGGAGAGAAAGGAACCAAAGGTGAGCCTGCTCAGTAGTCTTATAGAACCAGTATCTAGTTTATTAGATAAAGCAATACCTGACCAAGATCTCAAGCGTAAATTATCCCATGAGATTGCAACCATGTCAGAGAAACATGCTCAACAGTTGGCCCTCGCCCAAATTAAGGTCAATGCAGCAGAGGCTGCTAGTGGAAGCCTGTTTAAAGGTGGCTGGCGTCCTTGCATTGGTTGGATCTGTGGGATTGCTTTTGGCTATCACTTTGTTCTTCAGCCTGTTATTATTTTTGTAGTGGCGTTAATTGGTATAGAAATACCAGAATTACCAAAATTTGACATGAATACACTTCTTACGGTTTTAGCCGGAATGCTAGGAATCGGAGGATTACGGACATACGAAAAGCAGAAAGGGTTAACAAAATGAGTTTTAAATTAAGTCAAAGATCTCTTGATAAACTAGAAGGGGTACATCCAGATATGGTGAAGTGTGTCAAAAGCGCCATAGAATGGACCAAGGTGGATTTTGGTGTGATCTGCGGGATGCGCACGGAAGCCGAACAACGTGCGCTTGTAGATAAAGGCGCGAGCCAAACAATGGCATCGAAACACCTTGAAGGTTTAGCGGTCGACCTCATGGCTTACTGTGGCTCAAGAGCATCATGGGAGTTGAATCTTTATGATGATATAGCTGATGCAATGGCTAAAGCTGCTAAGACACATAACGTTGCAATTAAATGGGGAGCAGCGTGGAGCATAGGAGATATTGCTCAATGGAATAGTGGTATGGAAGGTGCTATGAATAGCTATATTGATCTACGGCGTAGCCAGGGTAGACGGCCTTTCATAGATGGACCTCATTTCGAATTGATACAATAATATGTGGATGCCAATTCTTTTGGTTTGTGCTAGTATGTTTGCACAAGATTGTTTAGTAGTAACAAGGAATTGGGAATTTTATGATACGCTAGATGAGTGTTTATCTGTTTCTGTAGACAAAGCAAGGATTTTAATTGACAATCCTTCCATACATCATGTTAAACCTTTGTGTCAAAAAATTAAATTAAATAAAGAAACTTGAGGGATAATTGTATGGATGTTGTTGACTTCTCGAAATATTTGTATAAAAGGTTAAAGGAGAGGGAAGAAAACCTTACCTCTGCTCTTGCCGCTGGTGGTGTTAAAAGTTGGGAAGAGTACAAAATGACAGTAGGAGAAATACGGGGTCTTTCTCTTGCACGTGAAGAAATCAAGGCCCTGCTGGAGAATAATGACAATTATGACGAAGACACTTTACGTTCCTGACCACGTTAAAAAGGAAATTGAAAAGAAGAAAGAAACCAAAATTCCTTACGTAGAACCTGGTAATAGAGTATTAGATCCCTCACTTCTCGATAAAAGTTTAATGGAAAGACTACCTCAACCAACTGGTTGGAGAGTTTTAGTTATGCCATATCAAGGGAAAGCTAAAACAACTGGTGGTATTTATGTTCCTGATGAGGTGAGAGAAAGAGAATCGGTAGCTACAGTTGTGGCGTATGTACTCAAACTTGGTCCATTAGCTTATGCAGATCAAAATAAATTTGGTGATAAGCCTTGGTGTCAAGAAAAAGAATGGGTATGTATAGGAAGATACTCTGGCTCAAGATTTAAGATAGATGGTGGAGAAGTTCGTATCATCAATGATGACGAAGTTATTGCTACTCTATTAGATCCCGATGATATTAAAAACGTGTAGAGGTTATCATGGCAGAAGAAAAAGTAGAAGATAAGCAAGAAGAAGTTAAAGAAGAGATTGTTGTAGAAGAAGAGAAACAAGAATCTAAAGAAGATGTTTCACGTGAAACACCTGAAGTAAAGGTTGAAGAAACAGCAACCGAAGAAAAGAAAGAAGAAGAGTTAGATTCTTATAGCAAGGGAGTTCAAGCTAGAATAAAGAAACTAACAGAAAAGTATCGACAAGAAGAAAGAGATAAGGCTGAAGCTCTAAGAGTATCGCAACAATTACTGGAAGAGAACAAAAAACTTCAAGCTAGAGTTAAAAACTTAGATACTGGCTATGTTGCAGAATATGGCAATAGAATAAATTCACAATCAGAAGCAGCTAAACGTATGTACAAAGAAGCCTACGAAGCAGGTGATTCGGATAAAATGGTGCAAGCACAAGAGATGCTTTCTCAAATAGCTGTAGATAAACAAAGGTACAATACAGCTAAAGCTCGTGTTGAACAACAAGCTAAAGCACCAGCACCACGACCAGAACAACAAGCTCAACAACCACAAGCTCAAGCTCAACCAGATCCTAGAGCTAAAGAGTGGGCAAGTCAGAACGAATGGTTTGGTAGTGACAAGATTATGACAACAGCTGCTTTTACTTTACATAATATTCTTACAAACGAAGAAGGGTTTGACCCGAAGACAGAAGAGTATTATAGTGAGATAGATAAAAGAATACGTTCGGAGTTTCCACAGAAGTTCCAAACGAAGAAATCTACGGGTGGAACCCAGGTCGCCTCGGCTGGTAACTCCGCATCCCGCAATACCAAAACCGGGCGCAGGACGGTCAAACTATCGCCTTCGCAAGTTGCGATAGCAAAAAAGTTAGGAGTACCTCTTGAACAATATGCTAAATATGTGAAGGACTAGATATGACTGAAGAAAAAAGAATCGCAAGAAAAGATGCTTCGAGAGAAGCAGATATGCGCAGAAAACCTTGGGCGCCGCCTGCCCACCTTGAAGCACCAGACCCACCAAAAGGTTTTGTGCATAGATGGATAAGAGTCGCAATGCGTGGAGAAGAGGACAAGATGAATGTTCATTCTAAACTACGTGAAGGATGGGAACCCGTCCGTTCAGACGAATATCCAAATTTTGAAGCACCTGTTATTGATGATGGTCAATATCAAGGAGTTATAGGACAAGGTGGATTGATGCTGTGCCGCATACCTGAAGAAACAGCGCAGGAAAGAAACGAGTACTACGGGGGCCGAACCCGCGAACAAATGACAGCTGTCGATCAGGACTTAATGAAGGAGCAACATCCTTCGATGCCTATTAGTAATAGTAGGCAAAGTCGTGTAACCTTCGGGGGTAAAAACTCCGAATAATTTAACTTAGGAGATTGTCAATATGGCAAATATCAATGGTGCTTTCGGTCT